TTATCGACCCAGGTAAACAGGTACTAAAATATTTCAACGGTAATGTTCGACGAAATCCTCTCGAGTCTGAGAATGATAGACATCATCATAGACGTTCTTCTTGACCAAAGTCTCCCATGCAGGGAAACCTTTTCTAAGATCTTCCATGTGAATATCAGCTTGCCTCATTTTTTTCACAAAGTCCGAATTTGTATGAGATCGGGCAATAGCAGTCCCAAGAGTTTCACCGGGTGTATTTCCAATGAGAGTGAACGAAGAAACGTACATATGTTTCAACCACGAATAAGCATCATAGTTAGAACCATAGGTTCCGTAAGAATGACCAATAACTGATAAAATAACATCATAAATGTCACGGTCTTTACATTCCCTTCCCCAAACGGACTTTATCTGGTAATCAACCATATTTCGAAATGGTAAATAATAAGCTTGACCAGGTAAAGTACTCTTGTTTCTGGCATTGTAGTGTTTAAGGAAAACGACACCTTCAGTCTGTGCATAACCATTCCTTGTCTCCACGACATAAGGAATATCATGCATGACATCACGAAGTATGACATTCAAATAAACCTTGCACCAAATTGTAAATTGTTCAATATTAAAATAAGGAACGGTCTCGTTTCTAAGCATAGCCAGAACCTGATCATCGCCATAAACTATCATTATGATAACACGAAGAACAAGCTCCTGCTCCATACGTTCCCTATCAATTATAGGTGCTTTGGAAATTTGCATAATCCCAAACATATAAAACCACAAAGCCAATATCCAAGAGTCTCCATGGGAGGTCATCCAGGCTCCTGACGGCATTTTTCCTACCACCACGGCCCAAAGTCTTTTAAATACACGAACTATTCTTGCTGCAACTGTACGAGCAACAAAATCGATAGCCCTCATCATTTCATTATACAGAGGATGATCTTTTTTGAAAAAAACCCCCGCCATAGTATAAAATAACTGAAGGAAGATAGCGTGGATAGATTGATCTAACGCATCAACATCAGCAGTACCAAAAACTTTTTTCCATTCCTTACCAAACTCGACACCTAACCTCTTAGCTGTCTTATCACCACCCCCACGAGACTGTTTCTGTCCCACGGAAATGAAAGGCCCGCGCTCCATAAGCATACGAGCCGTTTGAGTAATTCGTTCAAGACAAATAAAGAATTCATTAGGTATCTCATAAGTCCTGACTTTGGCTAACCACCTTTCCCACACCTCTATATGTTTCTGCTTCTGACCCTTATCGGTATAATGTTCATTTTTATAACTCTGTGTGTTGATACATTCCGGGGGATCATATCCAGCCAAAAATGCAGCAACACTATACAGAGTAGCAGAATGAGAGTGTACTTTCTTCTGAGAGGCCTTTCGTATCAATTCGACCTCTTCACCTTCCCCTTCAATTTTGAAACGTTGAACTTGCTCCATATATGTACCAGCAGAGCCTCCCAAATACATTCCTTCACACCTC